CTCGAAAGAGGTGTTTGCCATGGACGTCTACGCTTTCAACGCTATGAGGCCAGCCTTTAAGACTGGCTTCTCTGCGGTGAATTTTCTACTAGAACTGGACGATCTTACAAAGATCGCACCTTCCATAGTAGATAGCATGAAGGGCTTGTCCAACTGGTTCAACCAGGTGGGAAAGCTCTTCATGGGAAGGGGTCATATCGACCCCACTCTGAATCAGCTGGTGAGCGCTGTGGCAGATAACCACCTCGCTTACCAATTTGGTGTACTCCCCACTGTTGGGGATGTCAAGACTATATGCGATACTTTCGCTCGGATACAATCTAACGTATCCAAGTGGAAGGAAGGTGTTAAGTCTCTCGGATTGGTACGACATTTCCAGTCGTTCCTCGAGCCACTACCGGAGTATAAGGAGTCAATGCGCAGACACTTCGTACTTGAGTTTCGCAACTTCAAGTTCGAATATGACTGTGTTTTTGATGGGTTTGAACCCATGCCTAACGGCACTCCAGCAGACCATATTAGCTATAATGCTACTATGGAATTCACTTATACAAGTGAGACCCTTGGAGATATAGATCCCCTTGTGGCCGCATTATACACCAAGCTTGGCATAAAGCCGGACGCTTCCATTATATGGAATGCCATTCCGTTTAGCTTCGTGCTTGATTGGTTTGTAGATGTTCAGGGATTCCTGAACAAATACGCCTCGGTAGACCTGATCACCTCAGAAGTAACGATACACCAGTGGTGGCTGGGACTAAAATCCCGACCACGGTGGAAGTGTACTCCAGTAAGTGTGACCTGTTGTGCGGAGGGGTTGGAAACCCCTGCGATAGGCTCTGCACCAGTTATTACTGTGTATGGCCAGTCATACGCTCGACTTCTCCACGACGTGGATGTCGAGAAACTCGTAGACATAAACAGTGAGACGCCTGACGGACTAACCCTGAAAAGGGGGCTGCTTTCTGCATCCCTCTTGAAGAAGTTAGTTTTCCGCTAGGACCTTCGTCTTGCGCAACCAAACAAACATATAGTATGTTCAAGAACAACGTAACACTCTCGCAGATCGCGAGGAGTGC